ATGGCTGGGAATTTTCAAGATGATATACGCGAAGCTGAAATGATTGATCTTTTTGGTCTTCGTAAAGATGATACCGAAGGTCGAAGTGGTATAGATGCTTTCTTAGATATCGATGGACGATCATTACCGTTTGAATTGAAAACTACGTCAAAAGGTAGTGTCACTACTGTTCGGGACTTTGGACCTGATCATATTGCCAAATGGCAGAATAAACACTGGTTGATTGGTTTTTACATTGGAGATGAACGTTATTACAAATATGGTTCTCCTCAGTTTATGTCAAAATGGATCAATGAAAAAGCAGATTATATTGCACCCGATAGACAAATTTCAAAGTTAGCAGCAGAGAAGTTAGAGTTAGCTGACATGTTTTCTGTTATTGGTCAGAAAGATGAGTACACATATGAAGATGCGAAGAAACTCCACAAAAACCAGTATAATAAAGCTCAGTATGAAGAGTTAAAAGACGTTGAAGGTGGATATTCGCCAACTCGAATGCTTCAAATATTCAAGGCTCGCTTGACTTATATTACCCAGAGGGGAAGCACTCTAAATAATCCTCATATTCCACCTAGCTACTTTGTACCATTAGTTAAAATTGACGAAAACTTTCAGGAAAAGCTGCGCGAACTTGTCCGCGCAGAACTAAATAATTAACGAGTAAGCGATTTGGCAACCTGTTTTGCAACTTGATAGCCAACAGGTGGTGAAACAGAGTTGCCAATTTGTCCTAGCTGTTGATAAACAGCCCCACCAAATGTCCAATCTTCGGGGAAGCCTTGAATTAACGCTACATCTTTAGTTGATAGCCTAAAATGATCGTTTTTAGCAGGGAAGCCTGATGCTTTTTCTCTACTAATTTGCACACCATTCGGCCATATTTCCATGTCTCCCCAAGTTTTTTGACCAGCAGAGCTGTTCAAAATTGATGTTGTATTTCTCTTACCGGTAAAGGCACTTCGAAGAGTGGGCGACAAATCATCATGACCAATATCAGACAAACCTAAAGCTTCTCTAACTCTCATTGTTCTAGGAAGATTTCCATCTCCATCAACAGAATGAGTTGGAACTGGTTTTTCAAAATTTATTGAATCTTCTGACTTTCGAAAACCGACGAAAAACACACGTCTACGGATTTGTGGAACACCGTAGTCAGAGGCATTCATTTCAAACCTGATAATTTCGTAATCTGTAAGCTCATCAAGGATAAAATGTTTCACAAAATCTTGGAACTTAGGACTCATTAAACCTAGAACATTTTCCGCCACAAAAGCTCTAGGTTTTATTGTGTTTACTGCGCGGTTAAACTCTCCCCACATATTACGCTCATCATCTAAGCCTTTCTGAGAGCCAGCGATAGAGAAAGGTTGACAAGGAGGTCCACCATGAACCACATCTACTTTTCCTGCATATATTGACCAGTCAATTTTCGTCACGTCACCACGTTCCGGACCAACATTTACAGTCCAATCAGGTCTATTATTTGAAAATGTATCACCACAAATAGGGATCAACTCGTAAGACGCAAGGTGTTTATAGCCAGCCTTATCAAAACCTAAATCTAAACCGCCGCCACCTGAGAATAAGCTCAAGCACTTAAGACCGTTGTCTGTTAGTTGTGGCATTAACAGATTTGGATCTAATTTTGGTACATTAATTTCATGTACCGATTTAGTTAATCCATTTTCAGCATCTAACTTCGCCTGATAAGAAGTTTGAGAAATCTTGCGATACTCATCTCTTTTCTCTTCAGTCAAAGCATATGTTCTTTGGGATTCGTTCTTATAGACCGAGGTTTTGGTGACCAAAATCAACCTCCATAATGGCTTCAAAATTTAGTGCCAGATGATAGCAGCGTAACGTGAAGATGTCAGCTGTTTTTTTGACATTTATTAAGGAGTGAATGTTATTTAGTCACTAGAAGTATGAATTATTTCGAATTTACCCCCGTAATACAGATTCGGGGGTTTGACCTCCCGCGCACGTAGCGCAATCGTCCTAGCCCGTCCTCACTTGCTACGCGCTCTGGTCGGTAGGTCTCATCTGATGTAGGAAAAGCCTTGCTCGACACTCGCAAAGCTTTGGTGCTGATAGTATTGATGTGTTCCCGTGGGTTTATGCGCCTTTGATGCGGTGAGTCTCTGCAAGGCAGATTCTGGCAGGGCGAGGGGTGGTATTACCTATTTAGGCTTGGGCAGATAGGGACACTCGCCAGTCTAAGCAAGTGCCCAAGATCGACAGTGGTGGGTGGCTCGGTGCTTCGTCGTCGCTTCGCAACTCCTTATATCTCGGTGACTCCCTTCGGTCGGGGCGATGCCCATCCTTATCGCGTTAACTCTCGTAAGCTATCGAGCGCACCAACATAGTCATTGATTGCTTCTGTATGCCTATACAGTTCGCCCCTAAGCTGTTCATTCTTCCTACGTTCTGCAAGGTATAGTTCTTTGTACTTCAAAGCATCATAGCCACCTTTGAGCAGCGCTTTACTCATAGTTGATGTGCCCGTTTGCTCTTTGAGCTGTGAGAGCATTTCTGTGTGTTCCTGAGTATCTCGAATTGTAATTGCCATCATTTTACCTCTCTGCAGCAAGTTCCCTGGTTCGATTACGATGGCAAAATGGCATCGATAATCCTGGCACCGGTTCGTGTTTTGATAGCAAACGAACTCAGCCATAAATGGCTTTGCTCATCGCTATCTCATACCGTAAAACAAATAGCCTACGTTCCTGAAGCTGCTCAAATGTCGGTGGTCCAACTAAAACGAACGCGCCAAGCGGGGAGTTATAGACCGCACGATTAAACCGTTGTGATGACATCTTCATTGTCCGTTTTCCTTATTTAGATAGTCAGACAGCATACGAACACCACTACGAAAGAGATCGTAAACGATGATGACTATGATCGCGTTAAGCATGGAGAGATGGTCAAACAGTTCGATGATTTCGAGCAGTTGCCCATGGGTTACGTATTCGTTCATTAGCTTTCATCGCCTCCAAACAGCCCACCAACAGGCTTGAGCTCAATGTCTGATTTCTGGTTTTGTGCAATCTGCTCATAGGGTGAACACGTCACAAAAAAGTTAGATTCGCCGTCCGATAGCTTCACCAAGCAATCGTCGAGGTATTCCATCTGAACGCCGACTTTCTTTAGGAACACATCATCAAGATAAGACACACCTCTAGGTGTGGTGATTTCGAAATGAACATTCACGTAAACCACCTTTTTCTTGTACCAGCGCTCAACCGCTGAGACATAGATACTTTCAGAATTCGATAGTGGGAACCAAGCTGGAACCGAACCTACATCATAATAAGACCGACCATCGCAACCAGCGCCCGAACAATCAGAACCACCAGAACCCACGACAGAATGAACCGCATGGTTTTGATTAGGGCGCGTTTGACGGTTTGAAGATGAAACAGCACCTTGCTGCGAAGTTTGATGAGCTGGCGTTCCTTGCGAAGATGTCTCCTCAGAACCAGAAAAAATACCAATAAGCGCATACGTTAAATATCCCATTGAAAGAATGAAGATAGCCACAGCGGCTAAGAACTTAGGATTAAGAAAGATGTTCTTACCAAGCCCCGATTTAGTGATTTGCCCAGTCACCGTAGAGGCATAAAGCAAATGCACATCGAGAGGGACTTTCAGGTTGTAAACCACATCATCTTTACTTGGCACCGTGACAGTACGAAGCGGGTCATGCTCCAATATTCTTGGCTTACGATTAGAAAAGAAGATCCCGTCTTTCCCTTTGTGTTGCTTTGCCAGCTCGGCGACGCCTTTTAACTCTTTAGGGATTTGAGCGAAGTCGGGCGTCAGTAACACAATGTCCCAGTTGTAGTGGCGATGCTCCATAAACGCGTTGTTGAAGTTCTCGGGATAGATGATGCGACCTTGCTCATCAAAGCGGGTACGTTGACAGTCATCGACTTCACCACGGTCTAAACTGGAGGTATCTACAGTAAGCCAGCGAGAGTGGAAGATTTCTGAAAACCCTTGCGGTAAGTGAGGCTCAAAGTCAGTAAAAGGGCGCTTGTGTATGTTCGCCATCTTGAAGCCAGCATTGGTGGAATAGATTTGCTGACACTCATCGATGAGGATAAATGAGCCAATAGGTGCCCAGCAGAAAAAGTACTTCCAAAGCTCGAAGCCGTCAGGGTTTCGAGAGCTAATGCGGATAAGGCGCGCACTATCGGGAAACTTCTCACCGAGTCTTTTCTCGATCACTTCTAAGGGCTGCATACCATGGATGTTGGTAATACAGACTCGACCTTCACGAAGTGCCGGAAGTAGGTCAAACCATACTGCGCACGCGGATTTGTAAGAGCCGCCATGACCGTATCGAAATGAAGTTGCCATGTTATCACCAGTTGAAGAAGCGCATGACAAGCGAAGCGGCGAACGAGTCAAAGATAACCCGCAAGCCAGACGTCACCCCGTACTGAGTCAGGATGTAACGCACGTCAGAGGGAAGGGAATTGAAGTTACTCTCAATCAAGGTATAGACGCCATAGTCTGCCAGTAACGTCTGCGCGATCCTCAATGAAATCTGAATCGATGCGATTTTGATATCCAGCCAAACGGAGATGCACCACAGCGCACCATACTCGACACAATTAATGATAAGGTCAGGGATGTTTTGAATGAAGTCGAGCAGCGTTTGACCAACATTGGCAATGAACTCCAAAGCTGCGTAGATGTAATCCATGCTATTTACTCCTAGGACCAAACAAGATCCAAAGTGCTATCAAAGCGCAGATAAACAGCACCACTGGGCGAACGTAACCAGAGACCGAATCGAAACGTTGTAACCCCGATTCAACCGTGGTGCCTTTAACGGTGAATGACTTATCAGTGAGTGAGCCGTTATTAAAATTGGTACTGATAGAGACCAGCCCTTTCACTTGGTCGACGTAATCTTGAATCGATTGGCGCTTGTCTTGAATGGTTTCGTTTATTGATACAAAGTCATCTGAAGAGAAGATAACCTCGGCAACATCCTCACCATTGGGAGAGCCAAAATTACCGCCCGTAAGCAGTCCTTTGATGTCATCTAAATTGCCGTTCAAGTCACCAACGGAAGCATCAAGTTCTTTGAGTCCTTTGACGGTTGCGTTGGTGTTCTTATTCACGGCGGTGGTGATGTCACCATTCGCTTGCTGGATGAGCGCTTTGGTGTTGTTGTAAATCTTGTTGTCGTTGATTTGCTGCTTTTGAATGGCTTGCGTGTTGCCGACCACCGAGGCTTTTAGGTCAATGACCGCATTGTTAATCTTGGCGTGGGATTCATTCACATCGACGTTTAAGTCATGAATGCCACTGTTCACGTCAGCATTGAGCCCTTTAATCGCGGAAAGAACTGCCGTGTCTGTTGAATCATCGGTGTCCGGGTCTTCCACATCTGGCTTGTCATTCACATCAGGAGGCGTCACCGTATTGGTGGAGTCATCGGGTAAGACACTTGGGTCTTCGATGTCACCCGTAGGGTCGTCAGGTTTATGCTCTGGGTCATCAGGGTTATCTGGATCAAATGGATCATCTGGACCATTCTTTCCCCAAAATAGTGTGCCGCCATCGCATTGTTTTCCGGTAAAGACAAACTGTGACGTGCAAGTCGTGTTTTGCGTAAACTCACCAGAATCCGCATCAGTACATACCGTCACTGAGACCGGAGGTCGACGCAACTCACATCGAGTAGCACCGAAATCACCATAACAGGCACCAGTCACTTCAGGACCATAAACATACGCTGACCAATGAAGCAGCTTTTGTTCATTGACAGATTGCTTGAATTGGCAAGCATCCATACAAGAGCCGTCAGGGTTTTCACCAAACTCACATTGGGATTCACACAATCGAGTAGTCGGATTGTATTCCTGATTTTCAGGGCAGGTATCTTGAAACTCCCAGTTAAACCAAATCCGATGTTGAACCGAGTTACGAGTATAAATAACCGAAGCAGAAGGACCGATTTGGATAGAAATACAGTTGATGCCGTTAGGCAAAATCTTCCTAAGAGGAATGGTTTTATTACCCGAGGAATAACCGATATAAGAGCCCACACCGATGTTCGCACATTGGCGAGCAAGCGGCTCTTCAGCGCTGTTAACGAAGCTGGTTACCTTGGCATAAAAGACTTGGTTAGCATTTGCGTAAAAGGACAGCAAAAGTAACGGCAGGATGTGAAGTAGTTTTCATAGAACAACCAAGAAAAAAGGGAGCCGAAGCCCCCTGATTCACTGATTAGTGAGTATTGATGCCACTCACAAAGCCATGGAGAAATGCCCCCGCAAAAGCAACACCTAGAACGATAGCGAGAACATCCCCAAGTAAATTACCAGATATCGGAGGCATAGAGACGAACCGTTACTTACGAAGGAAGCCAACAATCATCGTTACACCAAAGCCCAGTGCCGCCATACCGATAAGACCTGCAACCGTCAACGATACGTTAGCTTGACCACTGGTTGTGGCAGCCGTGATGGCATCGGTGATGCCGTCAGCAAATGCAGGCGAAACCGACGCGACCATAAGCGCAGCACCCACCGCGACTTTCTTGTTTACCACGGCGCTTTTTACGTTATTTACAACAAGTTCTAGTTTTTTCATAAGAATTACCTTTTACTCATAAGGCGAACAACACGGCCTGACCAATGCCCAACAATCATGTTGACCAAAAGCACGCCACTTACATATAAGAACAGGTCGCTATTGAAGGCGACAGGCTCTTGATATTGATTGAAGTCAGTGACCGACATCATCACGTAAGAACTACAGTGCTGAGTAGATTCCCCAGTGGCTTGAAGCCAACCACGACGAGTAACATCGACACAAATAGGCATGGATTAACCTTGCGCTTTCATTGAAGTTTCAAAGTGCTTCTTGATTTCTTGGTCGACGGGGATCAACTCCGTCACAATCGCACCGGCCAATGGGTCGTCTGGATTGATTTCCAAACGCAGCTCGTATTCACGGCGAGGAACAAGCGCGCCAGTGCGTTCAAGGAGCAGGGCGTAAGTATGATCAATCATCAAAGGTTGATCCCATTGCGGGTTAACATCACCCGATTCGCCAATGGTGCGACGCTTGAATTTCTCCGAGTTAATTTCACGTAATGGACGTGACACGTTCAGTTGCGCACTGTCACCACGTGCTGAGTTCCAAGTGATGTCCATGCCTAGAACAAAAACAGATTTAGCCATTTGTTAAGTCTCCAATATGTGAGTCACCAACTTGCCGTAGGTATCGGGGAAGGTGAATTTCGTTCCATCACGGACAAGGGAACCGACCACGGTTTCAATGTCGCCCTCATGGAATTCGATTAAAGAGTTGAGAATTTTCCCGTACTGACGACGCATCCAGTGAGCCGAAGCCAACAGGTCTAACGCCGCGCGTTTGGTCGGGACAGGTTTTGTATTGAATTTCTTTGCGGTAGAAATCGACGCCGAGAAGTCATTCAGTGCAGTGAATGCACCAGCTGGGTTGAGCAGAACGTCGATGTTCCATTTTTTAAGTTCGACCTCGGAGCGATACCAAACCAGTCCCGTGTTCGCGAGTTTCTGCTCAAGTGCCTTGTTATAAACACGCCAGTAAATGCGAGAGGTTCGAGAGCCAATCGAATATTGCTCTTTGGTGTAATCAGGACGACCATCGCGATAGCCCGCAATGGTGTGGTCAACATGCAGCACTGGACTGCGACCGCGTTCAGCCGTTCGAAATGCATTGTCATTCCAAGCCGTGCGCGCGTATTCACAATCAAAAATTCCGTCGTAATCGTCATAAGCGAGGTCAACACGCGCCAGTGTTTGCACACCCAACACGTTAGTCAGCCAATCATGCAGTGACCAAGGCGCGCGACGGGCAAAGACATGCTTGCAGCCTTTACCATTAATCTGAAAATGCACCGTGTCATTGTTGCCACCGATACCAACGAAACCGCAGAAGTCCTCACCGTTTGCTGAGGTGAGTTTCATGGATTCGGTGTAAAACTGAAAACCAAGCCCACGAGGCGCAGACAGCGACAAGCCCAACACTTGATTGGTGAAAATACGAAGACATTCTTCTAAGTAATTTCGGTAACAGATTTCAAAGGCGTCGTTGTACGCATTAATCTCATCTGCCGTCTTGGCAATGGTCGAATTAAACTGAGGTGGAGCAGGGAACTTAGGTGCTTTACAGTTACGCTGTAACAGAGATTTAGGTGCTAATCCTCGGTATTCCTCATGCTTATGCAGACGTTGAAGCGCGTTATGACAATGGCGTAAGTCCTTGACGGCAAATGTAAAACATAGGTAGTCAATATGAACCGATTGCTCATCGAACTTCTTGAGGATGTTAGTTGCAGTAGTCATCGAACACCCCTAAATCAACGCGCTCTTGGTAAGTTGTGTTGGTGATAGAAACCAACTCGTAAGATAGAAATTGAGACGAAGCCCAAGACTCAAGATGAGACATTGACTTAAGCAAATCCCATTCATCACAGCCTTTGACCAACACGGAAACCGTGTAATCAGGCAGCAAGTCGTAATAGATGATTTGAGCTTCGTTCATGGTTAACGCGCCTCAGTCGCCTGAGAAATAAGAAGACGTTTTGGCTCTTCTTTGATGAAAATACGGATGTCAGCGACCTCGTTAGGCGTTAACTTGCCATCGCTCAACATCTCGTTTAACAGAGGTTTTGCTGATGGATGTTCATCAACCCACGTTTGGACTTTGGCGTAAGACTCAGCCGTAGCGTCCATGTAATTGTTCTGATAAAACAAGAACGCCGCAGCGCATAAACCCGCGAGAAGAACTAAGAATGTAAATGAGTGATCACGTTCCATGGTTATCACTCCGAGAAAGAAATAGTGACGCCGTCACAGTTTTGAGTGAACAGATTTTTCATAGCAACACCTTGACCGTTGAGAGCGACCACCAAGGACAGACGAAAGCGTCAAGGGCGAACGCCCGAACCAAGGTGGTCAAATACAGTAATTTCTGTGCTGATTAAATACAGAGTTTTATGTACCGTCAATACAGCAAATCTTGTGCTAAAGAACTAAAATGAAGTGATTGATGCTTGGATAGGAAATTCAAAAATGTACACGAACCAACTCATTGATGCTTACAAAGAGCAGATGAAGTATGTGCAATACAAACAAATCGCCCATGACTTGGGTGTAAGTCCACAAATGATTACTGAGGTACGTAAAGGAAGAACTTATCTCAATGAAAACCAAATACTTATGCTTGCAGAAGCAATTGGTGAAGACAAAGAAAAGGCTTTAGTTGGATTAGCGCTGGATAAAGCAAAATCTTGCGAAGCTCAAACGCTGTGGACGAATATAGCAAAAAAATTTAATGGGCTTGGATTACCAAGTATTTCAATGGCTTGTGCAGGATTTGCCGTAGCATTTTCAAGCCCAGTGGAATCCTCAATTCAGTGCGCATTATGTATATTATGTTAA